AACGAGCGGAAAATCATCATGCCTTTGGACGAATTCAGATGGCGTCATTATCAATGATTTTAAATATTGCGCCGAGTCGTTAGGTTTTTCGATAAGACCTTCTGGTCGGTATGGGTATTATGTCAGAGGCGCGTCCGAATGGGGAAGGAAGAATCGACTCGATGGAAAATTATCCATTAATAAAAGAATACCCGAATGGGTATTTGGATTGACAGAACGGCAGAAGTGGTTATTTTTATCTGCGTTTATAGATACTGATGGATGGGTAACGTTGGAGCGTGGAAGATTAGGAATCACGCTTGCTAATCGTGAAATGATTGTTGATCTACAATATATCTTCATGCAATTAGGAGTTCTAACTGTTGTATATGAAAAGAAAAATAAACACGCTGGCGCGTGGACGGTGGCGGTAGACAGTGAATATGCAGAACTTTGTTCAAACCGTCTTTCACTTTTGTTGAAGGGGGATAAATTGCGTCAAAGTCTTGGGGGATGTAAAACAAAATATAGCCTTCTGGACGTTTACCCTTGTGAAGCCATGCAGGGATTGCCAAGAGGTTTGAATCGAAAAATACGCAATATAAGCGGAATGAAGTTGGGAAATTCTGCTTATGATGTCACAAGGGGAAAACTTCGCCGAGCCATGTCTTTATTTCCACTGCATCGCTGGTTGAAACTAGAAGAAGATGATGTATTTTGGGATAGGATCGTGTCTATCGAAAATGACGCTGGGATCGAAGAGACATTTGATATTGAGGTAATGAATAATCATAATATGATAACAAATGGTCTTGTAACACATAATAGCACGAATGCCGAAGCCGCCGTGATCCGACTCGCCGCAAAAAAAGTACGGCGATATGCGTGGTACGTCTCTTCGACACAGGATAAAGCCGATCAACACGTGGATACCATCGGGGCAATGCTGGAAGATTCCGAGACGGCAAAATACTACCCCGAATTATCCGATAGGGCATTGAATAAATACGGGTTCTCGAAGGGCTGGCGTCGGCAGAGACTCCGCACGGCAAGCGGATTCACGATAGACGCGCTAGGCATGGACACAGGCGCGAGAGGCGCGAAGATAGACGATCAACGTCCTGACTTAATCGTGATCGATGACGTGGATGAGTTGTTTGATAGTGTCAAGAGTACCCTAAAAAAAATAAAGATATTGACTCAATCCATCCTCCCCGCCGGCTCGAAAGACTGCGCGGTTCTATTCATTCAAAACCTCATCCATGCCGACTCCATCGCCTCGCGCTTGGCGGACAATCGGGCGGACTTCCTCACTGATAAAATCCTGTCTGGACCGTACCCGGCGGTGAATAACCTGATCGTCTCGCAGGTACAGGGCAAGTACACGATTCAAGGCGGCGAGCCGACATGGGCGGGGCAGGATTTGGCGACGTGCCAGAGTCAAATATCCACATGGGGCTACTCCGCGTTTATGCAGGAGTCTCAACACGATGTAGACCGGGGCGCGGGCGCATGGCGCGAGGTGCAATTCCAGCACATTGATTACACTGCCCTCCCCGAATTCGTGCGTACCGCCGTCTGGATAGACCCGGCGGTGTCCAGCACAGAGCAATCCGATTCAATGGGGATTAGCGCGGGCGGGATTACACGCGCCGGCAAGGTTATCGGTTTGTATTGGTGGGAGGGGATCACCTCGCCCGAAGATGTGCTAGAGCGCGGGATTCTAAAGGCGATGGAAGTACGGGCGACTCATGTCGGCGTCGAGACGGATCAAGGCGGGGATACGTGGAAGAGCGTATATCTGAGATCGTTAGAAAAGATAAAGAAAAGACTCAAAACACAAATGTCGGCAGAGAGGTATAATCGCCTCATCTTCCCCGCGTTCACCTCCCGTACAGCCGGCGGCACAGATGAAACAACCGGCAGGGCATACGGATCGAAGGTAGAGCGCAATTCTAAAATGCTGGCAGATTACGAGCGCGGCATGGTGCTACACATGAACGGGACTCACCCGATGATTGAAAAAGCCTTATGGCGATTCCCGAAAGAGCCGCTCGATCTTGCCGATAGTTGGTTTTGGTGCTGGAATGATTTACGCAATAAGCCGCAGGTAAGAGCGTTATAGGTGACGATATGAAAACAAGCAAGCCGACAAAGACTCCCACAACCCGCCGATCTTCCGGCGGACTCAAACTCAATCGAGCGGACAGGGCGTTTATTCAGGCGACGATCTCACGCGCCGCGTTATCTTCCAGACTAGGGACACAATTCAACGGGGAGCGCGATCTATATAAAACCTTCGGCTACCCACAAAACCCCGGCTATGATGATTACAAGGGCTTATTCGATAGGCAAGGGCTGGCGAATCGGCTGGTATCCATTTTGCCGAATGACGTTTGGAGTACCGATCCGATCCTCATTGACGGGGAGGCGAGGTCGGATAATCTCGAAGAGAATGCGACTCCGTTCGTCAAGGGATGGGCGGAGTTATTGGAGAGACTCCCCGTCACAACCGCATTCCGAGACGCCGATATTATGTGCGGATATAGCCGCTATTCCATCGTATTACTTGGCGCGGCGGGTGACGATCTTTCACAGCCGGCGGAGAATGGCGCGTTGGCTTTTCTACAACCACTGGATGAACGACAAGCCGCGATTGACTCCTATATCACGGATATAAAAAGTCCCCTCTTCGGGATGCCCGAATACTATAACATCACGTGGACAGACCCGAACAATGGCGGACCCGTGTTCGATGTGACGGGCGGGAGTAAAGTCCATTATTCCCGCGTCATTCATATCACACATGACCGCATGGGGTCGCGGGCGTTCGGGACGCCGGGCATGAAGGCGATTATCAACCGCCTATATGATATTGAAAAGGTGACTGGCGGAGGCGCGGAGGCGGCATGGCTGGCGGTCAATAAAGGATTGCTCTTGACGGCAAAAGAGGGCGCGGAGTTACCCGCCGCCGGATCTCAGGCGGCGGATGATTTGAAGTCTGCCGTCATGGATTATATCAATCAGATTCAGCGCGTCGCCGTGTTGGATAATGTGGACGTTCACGATCTCGGAGTCCAGACGGTAGACATTCGCAGTATGTTCGATGTCTTGATCGAGGATTTATCGGGGTCGAAGGGGGTCCCGCAGAGAAAATTGTTAGGATCGGAGCGCGGGGAATTGGCGTCGAGTCAGGATATGCGCGAATGGAATATCCGCACGACCAGCGAGCGGACGAATCAATCCGAGCCGATCTCATTGAAGCCGTTTATTACTTGGTGCATCCAGCATAAGATTTTGAAGCCGCCTCAATCGGGCAAGTTCTCTTTCGCTTGGCAGGATGTCTACCCTGAAACATTGAAGGAAAAAGCGGATCGCGCCCTTGTCATGGCGCAAGGCGCAAGCACGGTAACGGGCGGAGTCCCCGATGAAGCATTTACTATAAATGAATACAGGGGAGTCATTGAATATCCTCCCCTTACCGTAGAGCAATTGAACGAGTTTGAGGATGAAGCCGATGAGCAATTGAGAGACAAGGCGGAGGCGGAAGCGAAACAACCCGCCGAGGATGAACAGGATTCCGAAGATTCGGGGATTTTGGGGGTATAATCCCCTCCATGTCGGCGAGTATCCCGAAGTTCATCAAGCGATCTAAGAGTCCAAAAATTCCCATTGGTAAAATCCGCAAGATGGAAGGCGCGGAGTTGGAGCGGTTCTTACGGGATTTCTCCGTTGAAGAGATACGCCAATCCCGCGCATTATGGGCAGAGTTGGCGCGGCGTCCGTCTCTTATCCTGTTCGAGGCGAATGAAAACAAAATTCGGCTTTGATCCGCGCTCGTTGAATTACTATCAAGAGACGAAGAGGGGTAAGCGAAGAGTCTCACGCGAGTCTGTCCTCCGCGATGTAGAGTCTTTTACGTTGGGAGTCCAGCAGAAGCAAAGGGAATTATCTAATCAGTTAGCCAATGGCGCGATCACCTCTCAGCAGTGGTATGATGAGTCGGCGCGGCTGATGAAACTATCGTATCGCGCCGCGATGGATGCGGCACGGGGAAGTAGCGCAGAGCCGACGGAAGAGGAAAAAAACCGCTGGCTGGAAGTGGCATTGATCCTGTTATTGCTTTTGAATTTCACTGCCGACGCGCTGGAAGAGGACGAATTGCCGATCACGCGATTGCCGAGTATCATGGTCGCGCGAGGCGCGGCGGTTCGTAGCATATTCAAGAATTGGAGTCTAGGACTTGTAAAGTCCGCCGGCTTTACCGAAGCGCGGCGCGTGTTAGGCATTGCCGAGCATTGCCAAGACTCGGCGGATCGTAAAGGCTGTATCGAATTGGCGGCGCAAGGCTGGATTCCGATAGATCGTTTCATTCCTTTCGGCGGCGCGACATGCCGCGATCACTGTAAATGCAGTTTTGAATTCCGATGAGTCTCTCTTCCCCGATTGTCCCACCTGATAAAATCAACGTGTCGCTCGTCGCTTTGCGGCTGGCGCGTATTCTTGACCGTCTGCCGGCAGGTCGGCATACGATCACCTTCAACAAGTCCGAGATCGCGGCGGAGGCGTGGAAGGTTTCGATTGTCGGCTACGACGAATACGGCAACCCGACTCACCAACAGTACGCAATCACCAAGACCTATTCGCCCGAATAAACGGAGGCTAAGATGCAAGTCAAAATCGGAGATAAAATTTACGATAGCCGCGAGACGCCAATCCTGTTGATCCTCACGAGCGAGGAAAAGGGCGAGATCGCTGACATGGATACCCTCACGACAAAATACTGTGTCTATCCTGAAGGCGCAGATGTGGACGAGATCACCGAATGGATGAATGCTCCCGCCCTTGACTCTTGACGGTTCTTTTGGCATAATCCCGTCCAGCACAGGGGTACACGTCTAGTCGAATACCAGCGTACCACGTTTCCACCGGGCGCAAAGACTTTCCGAGTCTTTGCGCCTTTTTTGTTTTTTGGAGTCACATGCCTTACAAGGTCTACGAAGAGAACGGCGAATACTGCGTCCATAAGATCGCGGACGATGGCGGCAAAGGGGAGAAGATCGCCTGTCACGGCGCGGATAAAGATAAGGCGGCGGCGCAAGTCCGCGCCCTGTACGCGAAGGAAAATCAAGCCGACTTTTCCAATCAAGCCAAACGGGTCACGAAGAGCGGCAAAGAGTTCCTTGTCGTTCCGGGTGTGCCGGCGCGTGAGCAGGTGATGAATACCTATCTCGTGCCTGAGTTGGATTTGGTGCGTTCCCTCAAAGGCTGGAACGGCGTACCGATCACGATCCAACATCCCAAACTCAATGACCGCTCCGCGAATGTCCCCGATCCCGATGTGGCGATTATCGGACGTTTCTATAATTCCGCGTGGGATCACGAGGGCAAGCGTATGACGGGGGAGTATTGGATCGAGATCGCCGAGGCAGAAAAGTACCTCGAAGGAAAAAGCATTCTCACGAAGATCAACGACGGGACTCCGCTGGAAACATCCACCGGCTACTATGCCGACGATGAACAGACCGCCGGCATATTTGACGGCAAGGCGTACAAGACCATCCATCGCAATTTACTCCCCGATCACATCGCCATTTTGACGAACGAGGTCGGCGCTTGCCCGTATCGCAAGGCAATGTCGAATAATTCCTTTCCCGCATTTCAAGAGGGACACTTACCCGTCAAGATGCTGGTTGGATATTCGGTCAATAAAGGCAATCGTACTGCCGAGCAGTTGGACGATTTGAGAAACTATATCAAAGAGAACGGCGTGACCGATCCAGTTATCATCGTTCGGATGAACGATAAGAATATAAAAATCCTCGACGGCAATCATCGCGTATCTATGGCGGATGACTTAGGGCTCGAGCAAGTGCCGGCGCAGGTGGTAGACGATGAAATGCGCCCGTTATCGTTACATGCGGTCTACGCCGAGCAATTGCATCTGTACGATCAATCCTATCTCAACGAGCAATCGCTGGATCAAAAGATATACGCGCTCCGCGAGGCGTTCAATAAACAATTCACCGAAGGCGACGGCGGGATTTGGGTGCGCGAGATTTATCCCGCCTATCTCATCGTAGACACTGGCGGGGAATTGTTCAAGGTCGCCTATCAACAGAACGAATCCGAATTCACGTTTTCCCCGCGCAATGAATGGAAGCGCGTCGAAATGCAATACATCGAAGTCGCCGAGCAAGACCCAAATAATCATTCGCGGGCAACCGATCCCGCTTTGATGCCTAATCATAAAAAGGAGTCCACTATGAAATTTGACGAATTGCAAGCCCTTCTCGCCAAAAAGGGTTTGACGGTTTCCGCCAACAACGACGAGTTTATCGTCGAAGAGACGCAAGAGCCGACAACCCCTGAGATCACCGGGCTGAGCGCGGAGGAAGTGACCGCGCTGAAAACGCTGGCTGGTTTAGCCCCGAAGTTGAATCAAGAAGCGTTGGACGGGATCAAGAAACTTCCCGCCTTGATCGAAATGGCGAACAACGTCGAGGCAGAGCGTAAAGCGGAAAAAGAATCCCTCGTTGCGGTCATGGTCTCGAATGCCGCCAATACGCTGTCGAAGGATGAATTGGAAGCAATGCCGCTGACTGTCCTTCAAAAAATCCACGCAAGCAACAGCGTGTCCTATGCGCCCATCGGTAGCGCGAGGGAAACACTGTTTGGGAATGAGGATGTGTTAGTTATCCCTTCCACGTGGAATCAAGTCAAGCCGGAGGCTGACCATGACTAACAATGCTCATACCATCCTGTTGAGCGTTCGGGAAATTTTCGAGCGCGAATGGAAGTTGACCGCCGGCAAGGATGTCACGCCGGGGATGTGGTTGGAGTTTGTCGGCTCTGCAAGCCCGACGGTCCAGCCGCACTCTTCCGCGTCGGCGATCCCCCCGCAGAAGTTGATCGCCACCGAAGCCCCTTGGCGTTCCGGTTCAGATATTTCCGACGCCTATGATACGGACGGCGAAAATGTCGAAGTGCATTACGCCGTGCCGGGCGATCACGTCTATTGCCTGCTGAAAGCCGGCGAGAACGTAAACGCCTTCACTGACCGACTCGGATCGGACGGCGCGGGCGGCGTGCAAGTCGCCACGACTTATGCCTTCCTCCGCCCATTGGAGTTGGTCAACAACGTGTACGGGTCGGGGTACGCAAGAATCCGCTGTGAGGTGATGTAACATGAACAACAATTCCTCGATTATCCGTCAAGGCTACGTCGGCGAAGGTCAGTTGCTTGAGCCTCTCGCCATGCGCCCGTATCTCAACAAGCAGGGCGTACCGGTGGTCGCCGAGCGCGTTGGGATGAAGTTGAACAACGGTAAATTTGTCCCTGAGTACCGCGAGCGGCGCGTCTACACTCAAGCCCTGCTCCGCAAGTACGAATGGGAAATGATTGACGCGGAAGTGCTGGACGTGATGCGTCAACCGTTGATCGGCGTGAACGATCTGCTCTCCGGCGGATTGACTCACAATGTCGGTGACGTGGGAGTCTCGATCTCCACGTATGAGCAGTTATCCGACATGAGTGATGCCGATGTTTCGATGTCTCTCACCCCGAAAAAGGGCGAGGGAGATCGCGTCGAATTCACTCCCGTTTCGATCCCGATCCCGATTATCTCCAAACCCTTCACCCTCGATCTGCGGACTCTTGCCGCGTCACGGCGCGGGAATGGGGAGGCGTTGGATGTCACGCAAGCCCGTACAGCGACCCGCAAGGTGCGCGAGGCGGTGGAAGAGATGCTCTTCAACGGCTCTTCGCTGGCGGTGCAATCCTTCGCCATTTACGGATATACCACGCAACCGAAACGGTCCACCGGTGCGGCGTCCGCCTATGGCGGCGCGGACTGGTCTGCCGCCGACGGTAACGCTCACAAAACCATCGTTGGCATGATTCAAGCGTTGGTCAATTTGGGCGCGACGGGTCCCTTCGGACTGTATGTGAACAACACGCAGTACGGCGAGATTCAACACCTCAACGGTTCTGGCAATACGGCGGAAAGCCAATTGTCCACCATCCTCCGCACGATCCCCGATCTGAAATTCGTCCATCGCGCTCCGCGTCTGGACGACGGCGAAGCCGTCCTCGTCCAGATGACGAAAGAGACGGTTGATCTGGCTATCGGGATGGATGTAACCCCCGTCTCATGGCAGGAATACGGCGGCATGGTCAACGAGTTCCGCGTGATGACTGCCGTTGTGCCGCGCGTGAAATACGATGCTAACGACTCGTGTGCGGTCGCGCACGTGACCGGTATCTAGCCGAAAGGTCTACGATGTCCGACAAACTCCAATATCGTGTAAAACCACACGCCGCCTTCGGTCCCGCACGGGAATATAAAGAGGGCGCGGTTGTGGAGTTGACGGCGGAGGAAGCCGCGCCGTTTCTTGATCTTTTGGACTTGATCGGAGGGAAGGATACTCCCATTCCCTCCGATCCTCCTCCTCCTCTGCAAAATGACGCGGGAATCGAAGTCCCCGCCGAGTTGACGTTCGAGGAGGGAATCCGACTCGAAGGCGATAAGCCGAAGAGCAAAAAGAAGAGCAAAGGCGAATCCTAATGGCTTACGGAGTCCCCGCCGACGTTGCGGCGATGGCGCGTATCTGGACGGATAACGGGGCATGGTCGGCAACGACCAATCCCACGACCACCACCGTTCAAACGTGGCTGGATCGTCTCTCCGCGCAAATGGACTTAGCCCTGAAAGCGAATTGGTTTCCGACTCCCGTCGTGGAGGCGGACGCGCCGACTGCCTATCAAGCGATTGCCCAGTATGTTTGCTCCCTCGCCGCCGATCAAGCGCATCTTGTCAACGGCGTAGACCGCGAAGTATCGCCGGCAGGGAAGATACTGCAAGACATGATTAAATGGGTCGAGTCGAATGCCGATGGCTTTGTCGCCGACGGACTCGCGCAGACTCCGACTCCCTCTGTCAAGAATCAAGCCATGTTTAGGACGATTGCCGGCTATGATTGAGATCACCACGAATATCCGCGAAGCCGCCGAAAAACTCAAAAAGATGCCGCGCCAATGGTACGGCACGACGCTCGATATATTGGCGGAAGCCTCCGAAGAGATACGCCGGATCATGTCCCGCCCCGGCTTGCCGGTGACCTATCCTATTGAATGGGATAGCGAAAAACAAAAGTGGTACGTCATTGACAAACTCCGCAAGGAAGGCAACCTTCCATACCGGCGCACTGGCGAACACGCGCAAGGCTGGATTTCCGAGCCGATCAATGGCGGATACATGACCGCCAATATCGGGACTCAAGCCGTCTTTTTATACGGCACGCCGAGCGGACAATTTGCCGGCGCGGTACACGTCCAGCCGAGCGGACAATCTCATATCCACAAGGGACGCTGGCGGTTAGTCTCGACGGTGGTTGAAGCCGTTCTGTCCAGACTGCCAAAAGACCTCATGGATCGTCTGCGGGTCAAGGCGAATGGCTGATTATACGGATTACTATTCGCCGATCAAAACAGGCTACATGCAGAGACTCCGCTATTGCCTGAAAGACGATTTCCTGTTAGCCGCCGGCGAAGATGTCTCGTTACTTACCGAGCGCGTATCGGATAACGAGGCGAATATCAAGCGAGGCTATTCGTATTACATCGTCGTCAAGCCCTCCGTATTTTCCGAAGTGCAAGGGCAAGCCATGAACAGCAAGGAATGGCAGACGATAGATTGGACGATGCGCGTCGAATTGTACGTCCGCTTCATGGAGGCAATGGATCAAGGTTCGATCTTCGATCCGTTCCGCTCCGCCGTGATCTGGCATAGCATGACGCGCCGTTTCCTGAAAGCCGAGACGATTGAGGGCGTCGCCATGCCCGAAGTAACAGGCGTCGAGAAAATCCGAAGCGTGAATCCATTGGGTGATTTTAGTTACTATCGTTTCCTCAACGCGCCGCCGACGATGAATCCGAATTTTGTGTTTCAAGCCCTCGCGGTGGTTGTGAGGCAGAGAAT